GCAACCGAGCCGCTTTCTGTGTTGGTAGCACAGAGGGCGGTTCTTTTTATTCTTTTTTTATTATCTATTTCGTGGGGCTGCGAAGATGACGCCCCCCTACTTTTAAATCACTCTAATCCGTTGTACTGAACCGGCGAAGGGAAGTGTTTCCAATAGCGGGAGATTCTGAAAGTAAATTCCCATTTTCTGGAAGTTGCTGGATGGCATTGAGGTAAATGTCGATGGTATCAGCAAGGAATCGCTCGAGCCTATCGGCATCCTCGCCATACTCTTGCCGGTGCAGGAGAGTAACTTTGCTGCTCATAGCTTAACCCAACAGCTCGATCGGCTGCTTAGTGTGCATCCCAGCAGATACAAAGTCGTGGATATACCAGTTGTCCTGATTGTCTGACTGAGAGAGCGGGGCAACAGCAATCTCTAAATCGTATACATCATATAGGCTGCCGTAATAATCTGTGCCTGCGGGCTTGATGGTATCATCGGCAACGTTAGCGTACAAGCTGAACAGGCGAACAAAGGAATCCGCATAGTCCAGAGCGGTCTGCTCATCTGTGAGGTCGTCCACCACCAGCACCAAGAGAAGCTTATCATCTTTAAGATATACAGCAGCATCTTTTGCCATCGGGAAGTTGGTGGTGTTGGTGATTTCTGCAACTACCTGATGGGTGAGAGCATCAAAGTCGAGCGCACGGACAGCTGCCTCTTCCGGCGTTTCCTTTGGCTCCCCGCAAGCCGCAAGGGACAGAGCGGCAAGCAAAGCGCAGGTGATGATTTTGAGATTTTTAAACATGGTTGTTGCCTCCTAAAGTATAATCGATTAAAGGCAGTGGTAAATCAAGAGCCTCTGCGATGCAGCAGGCAGAGCAGCCCTCAAACTCCTGTATGAGATAATCAGCGGGATAGCAGAGACAGGCAGCAAATCGGTTTGCCTCCACCTCGAGTTTATCCACCGAGAAAAGGGTGTGCTCTCGCAGGAAAGGCGTGCAGGCGTTCGGGTGCATCAGGGCGTGCCCCAATTCGTGTGCGCAGGTAAACAACTGCTTTTGCTCGGGCAAATTCTGATTGATGTGGATTACTTTGAAACGATGGGATTTCGAGTAGTAGCCGCGGACGGTGCCGAGCGGCTCAAACAGCACGATGATATTAAGAGCCTCGCAGAGCCGGAAGGGGTCGCGGGTACCGTACTTTGCGGCAAGGCTGTTTGCGGTTTCTTTACTTGTCACAGCTTCACCACCTTATCGGTATTTTTTCGGAGTGAACTTTGCTTTTGCCAGTTGTTTGGTAATGCGTAGCTGGTTTTCGTAGCTTTCGCGCAGGAGCTGGCGTGTTTCATCGTCCAGAGGTTCGCCATCAAACATGAGGGCATCCGCAGAATCAAATATTTCCAGCATTTCATCCATTTTCTTTTTTATATCGCGCTCATCCTTTTTGTTAAGGGTGGGCGCTTTTTGTGTTTTGGGGGGTGTTTGTTCATCAATGTGGGCGTTGCCCATTAAGTAGTCGATTGTTACCCCGAAATACTCTGCAAGTACTTGCAAGGTTTCAATAGATGGAGACACCTTCCCGGTTTTCCAACGGCTCAAAGTTGCCTGAGTAATGCCGGTATCTTTTGCAACACGATATGCGGTTACTCCTTTTTCTTCCATAAGCTGCATAAAAATATCATACATAATTGTACACCTTTACTAAACTTACACGAAATTAAGTAAAGCTATTGACAATTAACTCTGTGTAAGTATAATAGAGATATGACTTACAGCAGTGTAAGCAAAAGCCTCACTTGGTTGATATATTAATTGTGGTAAGTTAATTATATAACTAAGTGAAAGTAATTGCAAGTATTCAAATAAACAAAGAAAGGTGGGATTTTGTGGGGAAATTGTATACTTGCGAGGAAATCTCTAAGTATTACCGAGTTCCTCTTAACACAGTATGGTTTTGGATTCGGAACAAAAAGATTTCTGCAATCAAAGTCGGCAGAGAATATCGAATTTCGGAAGATGCAATTAAGGAATTCGAAGAAAAGAACAAAACAACAGTAGAGGAATAGGAGGACAAGCGTGAACGGTAAAAAAATAACCCGTCCCAAGCCTGCAAACCTGGAACGGGAAGAATGGCGAAGATTCTGCATTAAAAACCCTGAATTGCTCGGCGAAGCAAAACGGATTTTGGAATCCCACCATTTAACGCGCAGAGAGACGGCAATTATTCTGGAAGCTCTTGCCGTTCAATCTGAATTTTCTTGTCGAGATTTTGATAAATAAAAGCACAGTAGCCGAGAAGGTCCTTAAGCTCCTGGCAACCGTGTATTTGGTGATAGATTGCGACTATTTCGCGGTTAGGTTCTAATTTCCACACATACAGAGAATAAGTATGATGACCAGCTCTAACCCCGGAAACTTCAAAATCGTATCCGTTACCTAAATCTCGATAAATAACCTCTTCCAAATCAATATTCGTGATTGTATATGGTTCTCCCAAAAACTGGCGAACCTTTTCAATCTCTTTCATTCAACTCACCTCCCTTCCTGCTCATTATAGCACGAAAGGGAAGATGACCAAAGGAGGAAACCATGACAGACTTACAGATTTTTAAAAACCCCGAGTTTGGGGAAATCAGAACCATCGAGAAGGACGGCGAACCGTGGTTTGTCGGCAAGGATGTAGCGGCAGCGCTGGGATATGAAAGACCCACAAAAGCTATTTTAGACCATGTAGATGATGAGGATAAAGATGAAGTCCCAATTCAGGATTCCATCGGTAGAAGCCAAAATACACCTATCATCAACGAATCCGGCTTATACAGTCTGGTGCTGTCGAGTAAGCTGCCGGGCGCAAAACAGTTTAAGCGCTGGATTACAAGCGAGGTCATCCCAAGCATCAGAAAGCACGGCGCATACATGACACCGGACAAGCTGGAGGAGGTGCTGCTAAAGCCTGATACCCTCATCCAGTTAGCGCAGAACCTCAAAGCCGAGCAGGAGAAGCGCATGGCTCTGGAAGTAAAAATGGAAGAGCAAAAGCCGAAGGTGCTGTTTGCAGAGTCGGTGGAAGCTGCAAAAACATCCATCCTGATTGGCGAGCTGGCAAAGCTGCTCAAGCAGAACGGTATCAACATTGGGCAGAACCGCCTGTTTGAGTGGCTGCGAAACAACGGCTATTTAATCCGCCGGCAGGGCAGCGACTACAATATGCCAACGCAAAGGGCGATGGAGATGGGGCTGTTTGAGATTAAAGAAACTACCATCACCCACAGTGACGGGCACATCCATGTAAGCAAAACCCCGAAGGTTACAGGCAAGGGGCAGGTGTACTTTGTAAATCTGTTTGTAAGCGGGAGGGCGAAGATTGATGCTTAATCTCTTAAAAGGCAAGATGGCAGAACGCGGATACAGCATCCAGAGGCTAGCCAAAGAGCTGGGAAGAAGTGCAGATTATGTATCGCAGAAACTTCGCCAGCCATGGAAATTCCGAGTGTGCGAAGCTGCCAAATTGTGTGCTTTACTGGACATTGAGCCGGTAGAGATGCACAAGTACTTTGTAAGGGAGGATGAGTGATGCAAAAACCAAAGTGGCATCCAAAACTTGCCGAGAAAATGGAGGAAAACCGATACAACTCGCGGACACTTGCCGAGCCGCTATATCACTGCCAAGCAACGGTAAGCGGTTGGCTGCGAAACCCCGAGCGTGTGCCGGTAGTAGATGCGATTAGGATTTGCAAGCTGCTCAATATTCCGCTGGCGGAGATTGAGGACTATTTTACAAACACAAAGGAGAATCAAAAATGATTGGAGTTATGGCATTTATGGTATTTGCAATGATGATTGTCGGCTTGCTTTTAATGGCAATCGCCGGATGTGTAATCGAGCTTATCTGCTCCCGGGAGGAAGCTCAGGAAATCAAAGAGGAGATGCGGCACAAGGAGCGAAACGAGAGGCGAGCCGGATGAAGGGCGGACCCGAAAAGGTATACCGAGAAACCTGCGCGCACTGCCAGTGGCAGGGGATGCCCGAGGAGTGTGCGGATTGTCCTGCCAAGATTGCGTATGACTACATAGATGAGCGCAACGCCCGCATCTATTACACCGAGGTGCGGCATCTACATGAAAATTTCAGGACCTCTTACCTGCGCCGGATGTGTATGGACATCAAGGGCGGGAGAGCCAGAGGCAAGGTATAAAAAAGCCGCCGGCAGTGTAGCAGACTGCAAGCGGCAAAAGAAAGAATATCCATCTCCATCGTAGCAGAAAAGGAGAAGAAAATCAATGATAAAAATAAATGAGCGGTGGGTGCAGCTGCAACTGGCATCCATCGGCATCCCGAAAGGGCGAGCGAGAGAATGGCTCGCTTATATGATAATGTGCGACCCAGAGCGCAAGCAGCCGATATGCAGGCTGTACGATAAGACAGCCGAGCAGATGGGCGTAAGTACAAGCACGGTTATCCGCGTGGTTGAGCAGGCTATCAGCAGGATGTGGGATTTTCCTACATCTGCCACAGAATCGCTGCTTTGCATCCGGCTATGCCGCAAAAAGCCCGGCGTCAGATGTTTTGTCAATCGGTTTTGCGATGTAGTAATGGCGCCGAGACTGGAGGAGGAAAGGCAATGGACAAATCAATAGAAAACGGCATGATTGTAGGCGCTGAACGCCACGACCCGCAGTGCCAAGATGTAGAGTGCAGCCGATGCGATACGTGCGACCAGTGGGTGCCGGATACCGAGATTGCGGTTTTTGGCAATGGAGACAGGGTGTGCAACGATTGCTTGCATGATTATCTGGAGAGCCAGGGCGCGGATTTTGTGCCGGGGTACATTGCCCAAAACGAGGCAGAGTTTTGGCTCGACTGGCTGTTTGCCAATGCAGACCCGGACGAGCAGCTCAGAGTGGTAAAAGCCGGGTATCTGACAGAGGGACTTAAACCGCTGCAAAAGGAATACATCGAGCAGCAAAAGGTTGATTTTTGCCAGGATGATGCGAATTTTTTGGAGTATGTGAGGGGGGAACTGGAGTGAGAGAACGAGGCGGATGCAGCCGGTACATCACAAAGGTGCTGGTGAGCAAAGTACACTTCCCAGAGGGGCAGGAGGTTTGCAGGCTGTGCCCCTTTTGCGTGGCGGACCCGAGCAACCACAAGCGGGAGATTTGCACCATTACAGGCGAGATTTTACCTTTTGCGGAGCTTAAAATCGATGAAAGCTGCCCGCTGAAGGATGCAGGAGAGGAGGGAGACTGATGGGAATTCCGGTGATGATTCTAGGCGAGAGCGGTAGCGGGAAATCTGCATCGTTACGCAATTTTGAGCCGGACGAGGTTGGCATTTTTAACGTTGCCAGCAAGCCCCTGCCGTTTCGCAAGCCGCTCAAAAAGATTGATAACGCGGCATACCACACCATCTTAAAAGCGCTATCAAAGCCAAGTCTCAAGCGCTATGTAATCGATGATAGCCAGTATCTGTTGGTGTTTGAGATGTTTGACAAAGCTAAAGAAACCGGCTATGGCAAATTTACAGACATGGCAAAAAACTTTTATGATTTAATCCAGTTTGTGATTAAGCGCACGCCGGAGGATTGCATTGTGTATTTTTTGCACCATGTGCAGGAGGACGAGCAAGGTAAAATCAAAGCTAAAACGGTAGGGAGGATGCTGGACGAAAAGCTCACTTTGGAGGGGCTGTTCTCCATTGTATTGATGGCGCGGACCGAAAAAGGAGAGTATTTTTTCCAAACCCACAGCAGCGGCTCAGATACCGTAAAAACCCCGATGGATATGTTTGCAGAGGACAGGATTGACAACGATTTGAAAGCTGTAGACACTGCTATCCGAGAGTACTGGGGATTAGATAATAATAAAGGAGTAGAATAAATTATGAAACCATTTGCAGGATACGAAAACGTACAGGTAAGCGACTTCGAGAAGCTGCCAAAGGGCGCTTATGAGGTAAAAATCATGGATGCTAAGGAGGTAACTTATACCGGCAAGGATGGAAGTGCCTTTAGCAAGCTGGAAATCGCCTTTGAGATTGCAACCGGTGAATTTGCAGGATTTTACCGCCGGAACTTCGATGCGCAGACTCAGGAGGACAAAAAGTGGAAGGGCGTAATGCGCCTGTATGTTCCGAAGGAAGACGGCACAGACAAGGACGAGTGGACCAAAAAAACATTTAAGCGTGCGACACAGGCTATCGAGGATAGTAACCCGGGCTACCAATGGGATTGGAACGAAAAAGGGCTCAAAGGTAAGATTGTAGGCTGCCTGTACCAGAATCGAGAATGGGCTTACAACGGCAAAACCGGATGGAGCGCACAGCCGCACAGTTTTATCGATGTAGCAAAAGTGAGAAGCGGCGAATTTAAACTCCCAGCGGACAAGCCCTTAGATGCAAGCCAAAAACCGGTAAGCGTGGACATTGCAGCAGATACGGACGAAGAAGACCTCCTGTTTTAAGCCATGAGCTACACACCTTTTGAGATTCGGGACGCGCTGGAATCCCTCACAGTGCTGATTGATACCCGCGAGCAGGATACCGAGCGCGCCCGAAAACGCAAAGAGGACTTCCCCCGATGGCGGCGTGAAAAGCTGGATGCCGGGGACTATGGCTGCGAGATCGAGCTGGATGGTGAGCTGTGCCGGGTGCCTGTGGTGGTAGAGCGCAAGATGAGCCTAGATGAGCTGTGCCAGTGCTTTACCCGAGAGCGTAAGCGATTTGAACGAGAGTTTGAGCGAGCGCAACAGGCAGGCACGCGCCTCCATCTGCTGATAGAAAACGCAAGTTGGGAAAAGATACACGCAGGCAGTTATCGCAGCCAGATGAAACCGCAAGCTCTTACAGCATCAATTCTAGCATGGCAAGCCCGATATAATGCAAGGATTTACTTTTGCACGCCGGAGCTTACAGGCAAGATGATAGCGGCAATTCTCCACTACGAAACAAAAATTTACTTGGAAGGGCAGGAGTAACGATGGATTTAGCGCAAGAAATTAAAGATAGAGTGCGTATCTCCGATGTGCTTGCCCTTTACCACCTGGAGCCGGGGCGGGCAGGATTTATACACTGCCCGTTCCACGCCGGGGACCGGGATGCAAGCTTGAAAGTGTACCCCGAGCAAAACAGCTGGCACTGCTTCGGGTGTGGCAAGGGCGGCAGTGTGATTGATTTTGTGATGGAGATGGAGCGCTGCGGGTTCCGACAGGCAGCAGCAAAACTGGACAGCGATTTCCGCCTTGGGCTTATCGGGCAGAAACAAAGCCTACGAGAACTTATCCAGCGCGAGCAGGAGCGCGACAGGCGAGTTTTTGAGCAAAAATCGAAACAGGATAGCTTGAAGCGCAAAGTGCTGTACAGGCGCGCACAGTGGCTTAAATACAAAGGGATGGGAATTACCACCCATGAGCAGGCGCAAGAAAAGGCGCTACTGATGGCAGAAATAGAGCGGCTGGACGATGAAATCGAGCAAGAAGGGAGGGAAGAAACTTGATATTTTTTACAAGCGCTACCATCGAGCAGTTCACCTGCACCACCATCCTGCAAGATGATGTATTTTTATCTCTGCTGGAAATCGCTGACCCTATCCAGTATGAGCGCACGCGCCAAGAGCTGGAGCGGAGAGCGATGGAACTGCGGGTAAAAACGCAGTTTAACAGGCTTCTTAAATCTTTTCTTGATAAAAAGAAAGAATTAGAAAAAAGCGAAATGGAATACCAAATCTTAAGAGATTGCCCCATCCCGCTGCAATACACCGAAAAAGGAAGCCCGGCACTAGTGATTGAAAATTTTTCGGCTGTGTTAGAGGGAGACCCAATCCTGAAGGATTTACTTTTATACAATGAGCTTTCCAACGCTCCCGAGTGCATCGAAAACGGAGAAATCAGGCGCTGGAGGGATGAAGAAGATAGCTGGCTGCGTGGATACATTGAGCACAAGTACCACATTTACAGCCCCCAAAAGCTGGATGATGCGCTCAGGGTGCGATTTAACCAGCGCCGCTATCACCCGGTCCGGGAGAAAATCCAATCTATCACTTGGGACGGCAAGCCCCGCATTAAGCGCTTTTTGATTGAGTGGCTCAAGGTGGATGATTGTCCGTACTCTGAGGAGGTTTCCCGGCTCATTTTCGCCGGCGGTATCCACAGGGCTTTTAATCCCGGGTGCAAATTTGAGGACATGGCGGTGCTGATTGGGAAGAAGCAGGGCGAGGGCAAGTCCACCATCATTCGTTGGCTGGCAATGGACGACAAGTTTTTCCGAGAGGTAAACGAGATTGACGGGCAGAGGGGCGTAGAGGCTGTAGAAGGAGGCTGGATTTGCGAGGTGAGCGAGCTGCTCGCCCTCAAGCGTACCAAAGAGGTGGAGGCGGCAAAGAGCTACTTTTCACGGCAAACTGATACATACCGCAAGCCTTACGATAAGCGTGTGACTGAAAATCCCCGGCAATGCATCTTTATCGGCACGACCAACACGGCGGAGTTTTTGACCGACAAGACCGGAAACCGACGATATTACCCGGTAGAGTGCAACAGCTCGGGGCGCGACTTGTTTGAGCACAAGGCAGAGATACAGGAGTACATCGAGCAGTGCTGGGCAGAGGCTTATGCGCTCTATCAAAAGGGCGAGCTGCCGCCGGTGCTGGACAAATCTATCCTACCAGAAGCGCAGTACTGGCAGGAGAGTGCGCTGGAAGACGACTACAGGTCGGGCATGATAAAAGCCTATCTTGACGACAAGGCAGAGGGAGAGAGCGTGTGCATCATCGAGCTATGGCAGCAGGCGTTGGGTGAGAGTTTTAAGCCAACGCGCAAGGACAGCAACGAGGTCGCCCTTATCATGCAAAATGCGCCAGGGTGGATTAAGATGCCAAGCGTGCAGATAACTTCTCGATGGGGGCGGCAAAGGTGTTGGATTAAGCAAGTTTCCAGCAAAAACCTTGGCTCAGACCTCCCATTTTGATAACTAACCCTTTTGTTAGTTATCGCTAGTTACGATGCTAGTTACCACCGAAAAACCTTACAACTAAGCCATTATATAAATATACTACAAATATAAGTAACTAAGTAACTAATATATATATAAAGATTTAAAAAATAAATAATTTATAATATTTTAATTTTTTTATTTTTATATAAAAGATAGGGAAAACGCTAGTTCCAGTTATCTGGTTACTTTAAAGATTTAGAATGGAGGTTGAAAATGGATTTTCTTTCAATCGAAGAATATGCGAAAAATGGCTCAACTATGCCAAAAATCAGCAGCCAATCGGAGCAGTTAGCATACACTACCATCACAGGGATTTTGGGAAACTGGAAACTGGGGCTCGTTACCAATCGCCGCGCGCTGGAGGAAAAAGAAAGGGCAGAACGCCTTTTTACAGATGCAAAACGCGAAGAAAATCAAAGATTTAAAATTTACCAGATTTACAATCAAAATATGATCCGCGCAGGGGAGTTGATCTGCGCAGCACGAAAAGAATACCACTCGCCGAACGCCGATAAAGACAAGGTGATTGCCTTGCTGATGGAGGCTGTGGAGCGAATGGGAGGAATTAAAGGAGGGGATTTAAAGTGAAACGAATAACAAATCTCAAAAC